TCCTATTTAAAATCTAATTGGCATTCGATAATCTCATCTATATTGATATAGTAATTTAATGCCATATATAGATCATTTAATTCTTTTTTAGAGCAATACAATCCAGCGACTCCGATTTGTAGAAAATAATTATCTACTTGTGAAGAGCCGTCACCATACTCTATTAGCTTAACATTACCTTTTATAACTCTTCCGTTTTCAGATTTCATTAATCCTCATCTACTATTGCTATAGGGTTCCATGTTGGGTCATCTAACTTCTCTCTCATGTCTCCAACGTAAGAGTCCCAGTCTCTTTCATCTTCAGTCTTTTTTACATATTTAACTTCAGCCTTAAAAGGATTACTCTTAAATTTAGTTAATATCAAGCGACCTTCTTTTGTTCTCCATCTAAGAACTCCGTTTTTACAATCGCAAAAATCATCTGGGTCTGGAAGAACCTTAAGCTTTGGATCATATCTTCCACTGCAGTCTGAGCATTTTGAATAACGACCTTTATCTTGACATCTATTGCAGCATGAGCAAAATGTCCAACAAGATCTATTTGAGGGGTTAATTACTACTTGACTTATCATATCCTATCCTAGTCCAACTATTGATCTTAAAGTTTTTTCTACTTTTGTAGAAGTAGTTTTATTGAATTTAAATGTATATTTTTTATTCTCATCTAGCATTTCAAGAAATACTATTGATGAACCATTTGCATTATTAATTATATCATAAAGCGACTGTATGATTTCATTACTTAACAGTGTATTAGATCTTAAAAAGATAGACTTACCACCACTTAAAATAGAATGATCAACTTTTTCTGATGAAGAGTATATAACTTTTACGGCAGAATTTTCTTCATCTCCTTCTTTTGCAATTGAGCCAGACACAATGATTATGTCCCCCTCAGAGAAGAAGTCATCTGGAATATTTTTTGCTTCTTTTGGAAATACAATAACTTCTATTCCTGAAGTAACATCATCTATATTCAGCTTGAACATCTTCATGCCTTTTTTGGTTATCATTTTTTTAACTGAAGTAATGATCCCACCAATTTTTGTTTTAGAACCAGCATAAAGATCTGATAGTTCAAATATTTCGGAATCTATTTTTGGTCTTATGGAATCCCAAATTCCTTCGATAGGATGCCTAGATACATATATTCCTAGTTCATTTTTTTCTCTTTCAAGAATTTCTAATTCTTTTCTTCTACTAATTTCTATTTCTTCATTAATCTGAAACAGTTCATCGAATGCACCTGCTGCACCAAGGTGTTCTAATGTAGATTTTTTAAGAACAGATGTATCAGATCTTCTAAAGAAGTCATGCATAGATGTATAAGGATTGTCTAAGTCTCTACAGGATATTATTGCATCAGCAATTGAAGGTCCTATTCCATTTATAGCTGATAGACCAAAGAGAATCTCAGAGTCAGACACTACGTCAAAGTCATGAAGTGATCTATTGATTGATGGAGGTTGAACTTTTATATTTGTTTTTCTACAGTCAGAAAGATATACGGATGACTTATCTTTATTTCCCGCAACAGAAGTTAAAAGAGCTGCCATGTATTCTGCTACGTAGTGAGTCTTTAGGTATGCTGTAACATAGGAAACCATTGCATAGCTTGCTGCGTGAGCTCTGTTGAATCCGTATCCACCGAAATATTCGATATCAGAAAATATCTTGTTGGCTTTTTCTTCAGATATATCTGAGTTTGAGATGCATCCCTCAACAAATTTTCTTCTTATCTTTGCAATTTTGTCCATCTGTTTTTTGCCAATTACTTTTCTTAGGTCATCAGCTTCGGAAACAGTAAAGCCAGCTAATGCTCTAGCAACAGCTAGGACGTCTTCTTGATATAACATGATCCCAAGAGAGTCTTCAAGAGCTATTTTCATAGAAGGATGGTCATAATTAATTTCAGACCTACCATGCTTTCTATTTATGTAAAGCTTATCCATTCCAGAGCCCATTGGACCTGGTCTATACAAGGATATAAGAGCCATGATATCCTTGATATCTTGCGGCTGAAGCTGGACCATAAGCTGTCTCATGCCAGAAGACTCAAGTTGGAATACTCCTATAGCATTACCTTTACATAGCTCCTCAAAAGTTCTTTTGTCATCGAGAGGTATTTTTTCTAGGTCAATGTCAATTGACTTTGTTCTCTTTACAAGCTGAATACATTCATCTATAACGCCTAGGTTTCTTAAACCTAAGAAGTCAATTTTAAGAAGTCCACATTGTTCTACTCTGCCCATGTCCCATTGAGTAACCATGGGTGAGTCTACACCCTTTTGCATTATGGGAAGATAGTCGGTTAGTGCGTCTCTAGATATAACCACTCCAGCTGCATGGACTCCAGTTTGTCTGACTAAACCTTCAAGACCAAAAGCTGTATCTATTATTTTTTTACTATCTTCATTGGAATTATATTCAGAACTAAACTCTGCTACTTCCATGCACTCTGTAAGACTTTTTGATACACCTAAGACTGGTGGTGGAACAAGTTTAGATACTCTATCTCCCCCGGAAAAATCATATCCTAAGGCTCTTGCGGCATCCCTAATAGACTGTCTTGCTCCAGTCCTATTGAATGTACATATGTGGGCTACGTGATCTGTTCCATATTTTTGACGGGCATACTCTATAACTCTATCTCTATGCCTATCGTCAAAGTCTAGGTCGATGTCTGGCATTGACTTTCGGCCCTCGACAAGAAATCTTTCAAACATAAGACCAAACTTAATTGGATCTAGATTTGTTATGCCAAAAGCATAGGACAATACACTGCCAGCAGCAGATCCTCTTCCCCATCCAACTCTAATATCATTTTCTTTAGCCCATTGAACTAAATCAGATACAACTAAAAAGTATTCTGGGAAACCCATTTCCTTGACAACTCTAAGCTCATAGTTAGCTCTGTCTAAAACTTCTTGCGACAGATCTTCACCATATCTTTTTTTTAATCCATTCCATGCCAGTCTTTCAAAGTATTCAGTTGAAGACTCATTTGTTGGTATAGGAAAGTTAGGGAAATGTATTTCTCCAAATTTAAGATTAACATCTACCATGTCGTTTACATGCATGGTATTTTTAAGATACTCTTCTGTAAAAACTTTAGCCATTTCGTCGTAAGACTGTAGGTAAAATTGATCACCAGAAAAAGAAAATCTATTTGGTGTATTTATGTTGGAGTTAGTTGCTACGCATAGCATTATGTCATGAGCATGTGCGTCGTCTTGATGTACGTAATGACAGTCTCCGGAAGGAACAACTTTAGCACCTATTGAATTAGCTATCTTTATTAGATCTGGTATGATTCGTAGCTGCTCTTCTATTCCATGGTTTTGAATTTCTATGAAATAGTTTTCTTTACCTACAATATCTTGCATAGAACTTGCATGCATAAGCGCAGTATTATAGTCTTTTCTCAGGAGTGCTTGAGAAACCTCTCCATTCAGACAGCCTGATAATACAATTATTCCATCAGAATGTTGAGAAATTAATTCATGGTCTACTCTAGGCTTAACATAGAACCCCTCAGTAAAAGCTCTAGAGGACATTTTAATTATATTGTGATACCCAGTATTATTCTTTGCAAGGATAGTTATATGATATGGACCTCTTTGTTCCCATTCATTTTTTGATTTACCAGCTCTTTCTTCTTCGTCTCTATCTAAACGAGTTTTTCTTGCTTGATAGAATTCAGAACCTAATATTGGCTTAACTCCACAGCTCATTCCGGCATCATAGAAATCTAGCCATGAGTGGATATTGCCATGGTCGGTCGTAGCTAACCCGACCATGCCAAGATCCTTAGCTCTATTAAGGTATTGCTCTACGCCACCATGTCCATCTAGTGTAGAGTAAACAGTGTGGTTATGTAGGTTAGTCCAATTCTTCAACTTATTCCTCTACTATTATCACTTTGTCCTAAGGCTTGATTTCTTGTTTCCCTATAGGTTATTATTACAACTCCACCACAAAATTTACACGGTACATTCTTTCCTTCTTGTGCAAAAGGGCTCCTGTACATGTACTGTTCTGGCTGGTCTGAATGGCACTCACTACAAGTTCCAATAACATCTTCATCATTTTCAATCATTTTTTTCTCCTTTCTTAACTATTTTATATGCGAATCTAATTGGCGATGGTTCATTCTTGTCATTTGTCTCAACAAACTTATCGCCTATCTTTACCCACTTTTTCTTATATTCCAATGAGCAGTCTCCACAACCAACGCCGGCTGAGTTAGCTCTAGCGCAGGTATAGGGTCTTCCTCCTATCCCTATTTCTCTTCTTTTTATCCAGTCTTCTATGTGAGCAGAAGACTTCTTGGGATTATAATCGTCACACTTTGATAATACTTCATGTAGATATTGTACCGATTCATCAGTGTAAGTTAATATAGAGCAAAGAAATAGTCTAGACTCATGATCGATATGATGGTTTTCAGTCGCTTCTTTTTCTATTCTAGAAAATGCTGAGCAGCTGTTTAATAAGTTTTTTTTATCAAAGACTTTATTTCGATCATCAAAATTAACCCTACCATTTGAACCAAACTCATTAAAATAAGCTAATACATCCTTTGGCTTATTCTTTTCTTCTTCCATTTGATAAGAGTACTGCCTAAACCATTCGTTAGCAGTAAAGTTAAACTGTTGTTCAGGAATAGAATTGTCCTGTAACACAGAAGAGTATTCCGTTATCGATTCTATGTCGCTGAATAAAATTTGTTTACTTAATTTAGTTTTAAAAAGACCAGTATCTTGGTGTTTAGTTCCAGGTAATCTCCACATTCTTCTGGCATCGTATACAGAAAAGTCTAAAGAATTTAAGTTCAGACTTACTGATAAGTCTTTTGCTATATATCTATATAAGGTTGGAAGTCTATTTGATGGATTTATGCCCAAAGCTAAAGCTTCACATTCAATATGGAAACCTTTTTTACCTGTGTAATAAACTATTATTGATTCTTCTGGTATAAAATTTAACAAATGAAGATACAAAGTTTTAGCTTCTTGCCAAGAAATACTTATGTCGCTATTGTCTATATCGAAATATAAAGAACCCAACCTAGTAGCCTTGGAAAGATCTTGATCATCAAAATGCCAGATAGAACTGTATATTCCGGTATTGTCATACTTGTCAGAATACTTTTTAATTACATCTACATCAACAAGAATTGGAAAGTCATTTTTCTTTTCTCTAATGACTCTTTTTAGTTGTGGAATGTATCTAGCTATTTCTAAATATCTCCACTTATATGTGTACTTAGATGGATCACTTGATATTTTCATGGCAATTTACAACTACCTTCTTCATTTCCTGAAGTAAATAAAACATATCTCTGACTATTCTTTATCTGATCTGAAAAAGACCTATAGTAAACTGACTCTTCTATTAGGTAGTCTAGGCTGTCGAGTACAAAACTTCTAATTAATACTCTATCTTTAATTATATCTTCCATCGTTCTTCTATTATATCTTCACCATCAACAATATAGTGAACTTTTGATGCAACATTATCAGATAAGTGAACAATTATATCTAAATACGTAATTGGCACGGTCTCTGGAACGGGAGACCACGGCCCTAGATGGCATCTAACTAATCTAAGAATCGATTGAACAGTTTCCTCTGGGACAAATAGGGTAGAAGATTGTGCTTCTCCTGCATATTTTTTATCATACTCTTGACACTGTTGAACGAATTTTCCAACAGTATAGGGATGCATTGGGTCATAAAAAAAATGCTTTTTATCATTATCTAAAGTACCCTTAGTTATGTCATGCAGTAAGCACGCAGCATAAACAAGATCTCTTTCTTCTGAAGATAGAGAATAAGAATCTGAAATTATTTTAGCTGTTCTAACAACTCTTTTTGTATGAAGAACATTTCCCCCAGAATTATGTTCATCACTAGGATGATACTTTCCAGAGAAGCTTGATGGTATAGTCCAAAAGCCATCTGCTCTTAGCAAGATTGATTTAACAAAACTCTTAATATTGCTATCTGATATCATTTCTATTTCATGAAATAAAGGTTCAAGTATTTTTGATTCCTCTTCAAGAGAAATTGAATCTGATTCTTTATTTAAAATTTCATCTAATATTGAATCTTTAGCCAACTTTAAACTTCCCAATCTTTCCAGTTAGAACAAGGTTTATCAAAAGGACACTTTTTGCAATACGAGGTTAGACCTCTTCTTGGCACATACTTGTCATCCTCTTGCACAACGCTACACCAATACTTCAAAGCTTTAGTATCATCTTCATTTAACTCGTATTCAGAAAATTTCTGAGAAGAAGACAGTAAGTCGTAGTGACCGAATCTTGTTTTACTTATTTTAGTTGGAAACTTATGTTTAAAAGCTTCATAAAGTATAGAGAAGTCCATTTGATAAAGAGATGTATGTGAATTCCTAAAGTTAAAAACCCACTTGTAAACAAAGTACTCATTGTTTTCAAACGTTATTAAATCAAATTTACTATTAATTTTTATAGACTTATCTAATGGTAGATAGAATTGTTGGTCAATAGCTATTGGTATAGCATTTGATTCCGAATGTTTATTGTAAAAGTCAAGCAGTGATGCAGAAGCTCTAGATGTAAAGCTGGCTGTGTTTCCGTAGAAACTTTCATGCTGCTCATGTATTATGTCATAAGCTGTTGCATCTTTACTGAACCACAACTTCTCCCACCTATTTAAAAGGGATGCATAAGAAGGAACTATTCCCCCTTGTTTTTTATAGAAGAAGTAGTTGATAACACTTTTAAGTGTATTCTCAAATCTTGCAGTGATTAAATCTCTGCTCATAATTGTCTCAGGAAGTTTTTGATCGTGCCTATAACTGTAAAGTAAAGCGCAAGTTTGATAATCCTTAATTGCTTCTATTGTTAATTCTTTCATATGTCAAAATCGCTATCGTCTAATAGTTCATCTAAAAGAGAACTTGTGTCGTAATCATTTTCTGTAACTGGTTCATACTCTTCATATACTTTTCTTGAATCCACATATCTAACCAAGGGAGGATTATAAAGAAAGCTTGATCCGGTTATTCTATTCTTTGGAATTTGCAGCTGCATTATATTATCATCTTCAGAGTCGTCACCACTAATTAATTTTTTTTGTGTGATAAATATTGTTACAGCACACTTTTGTTGTATAGCTAAAGAGCCACCAGTGTCAGATTGTTGTACAACTTCTCTTTTTTCTTTCATTCTATTTGAGTTTTCTTGAGCTGTAATAATAACAACACAATTCATATCTCTAGCTAGCTTTTCTAGCTTAACCATCATCTCTTCAAACTCGCCCCACCTAGGCTTACCTTTGCCACCCTTTGTAAACATAGACTGTATCGTGTCTATAACTACAACGTCAGGAGTCTTGGCATAGTCAATGATATCTCTCAACCACTTTTCAAGGTCCTCAAAGTATGGAGTCTCAGGGTCATGTCTAACAAGTAACCTATTTCCCCATTGGCTTAATTTATCTTTAAACTTACCAAGGTAATAAGTCTTCTGATCCTCAGACCAATTCTCTGACTCCGCATAGACATTTTTGCCAATAATCTGAGTCATTAAGATTCTCTCCCAGTGACCAACAGCCTCTTCAAAGTTTACATACAAAGCCGTATATCCACACTCTACCCAGTTATTCACTAGGCACTTAGCGAACGTGCTCTTACCTTTGCCTGAGGCAGCTATGATTGCGTGTACAGCGCCCTTATAGAACCCACCGTCATCTGTGTACCCCATTGCTCTATTAAGAGCTTTAAACTGCGTTGGCAGAAAGCTGGGAATATTTAATAGATCTTCAGCCCTATTAGAGATGTCGTTTGCTGTTGTAAGTTTTTCCAAGGGATCATAGTTAACGCTATTTTCTAATTCTTTTATTTCTGATGTAAGTAAATTGATTCTTGCTGTATCTTTTTCAGATTTAACTCCCTTTTGAGACAGTATATGCTGAAGTTCTTGCAGGTAGTCAAGCTGCTTTTTTTTGTTAGCTTTGTACTTTACTATCTGAATAACTGACTCAACAGTTGAAAGCTCAATGGATAAAAGTAAGTCCATCATAATTGAAACGCCAGCGTTTCCGCCAAGACCTTCTCTTATGTCTGTTTCTGATTCAAGCCAATTTTTAAAACCTACAGGATTTACCATAGATAGCTGAGTTACAGAATGGTATGCAAGAAGTGCTAGGTAAAATTCATGAACACCTTTTTGACCATGATTAATCCCAACTATATCTGGAGCAAGCTCGTTTGCGAATGCAGATATAGCACCATCTTCTCTTAAAGAGAGTGCAAATATCTGATACTCAATAGGTATGTCAGAATTTTCTTCAAGAACTTCTGTTACCATTCTTTTTTTCATCCTTAATTGCTCTGTAGATTTTCTTACGTTCTTCGGACTTTTTCTTTTTCATAGATTTATAAAAGTCTGATTCATATGTATTATTTTTTACCTTCTGCTCTTTGATAAAAGGTGAATCTTTTATCGCCTGCAGCATTCTATCAAATACAGACTGTTCTGTAAGCTGATCATTATACCTAAAAACAACTAATGCAATGCCTTGTTGTTTACACATTTCGGCTTTTTTTGTATCTCTTTTTTGAGCTTCGTAAAAATCATATTTTGATTCATAGAATCTAGCCGTGTAATAAAAGTGCTGTCTACCATGATATTCGGCTGCTAACTTATAGGTGGGACAGTAGATATCAAGTCTTAATTTATCTTCTAAATAAAATTCATTTATTATTTTTTCTCCCGGAAGGAGTTTTTGCATCATGAAAGTAAGGGAGGACTGACCTCTAGACATTTTTTTTCTAGAGTTTTTCAACCAAGACAGACCAAGTTGGTTAATCTTTTGGTTTACTTTATTAACAGTCCAACCTACTTCTTTTGCTATGTCAGATATACTAAGACTACTTTCAAAGAGTAAATCTACAATTAGCTCAGTATCGTCTTGTTCTTCTTCCCAGTTACTTCTTGTCATATCTTTTATTAGGGTATTTATTACCTTCATCTTTTGTAAATCTTGGTCTATCCATATTTAGATGGAACTTTGCCGAACTGATAAACTTGCCAAAGTCAATTATTGACACATTCATAGTTTCCCATATCTTGGGTGCAATAGCAGTTGCCAACAGTGGGCAATCAAGTATGACCGCATCTACGCCATTTTCAAATTCACTTATCTGAGCAACAATAGAGTCAAGCTTATCATAGTAATTATTGTAAGGCACTGTGATTACGTATTGGTTTTGTCCAAAAATCTTTTCAACAGTTTTTTTATCATGGAATGTTAAAATAACATTCTTAGAATCCCTAATATAGTGATTGATAAATATGTCAATTACTTCTTTTTTATTAGAAAAAAAGTGCTCAAACATACCAGCATCATAGTATGTAGAGTTACTACTTAAGCCTATGCTATTAAGTTTTCCAGACTCTATCTCGTTAGAGAATTCAAGAGGCAATGCTTTCAAGAAGTTTTCATCTTCAATCGACATACATTTGGAAAGTGACTTTATAAAATATCTAGGAGGTTTTTTCTCCGAAGTATTTA